ATTAATACTGGCTTAGAAACGTGACCAATAATGGTTGGTTCCTCTGTTGTGATGCCACCAGCGATGACTGGATCAAGGAAGTGAACACAGCCCGGAGAGAGTGCGGGAGTGGTTTTTATGCCATCAATTTGTCCCTGAACAACAACTTCAACTCTAGAGTTTCCGCTGATACCTTTGACCACACCAAACACTTCAGCACTTTCAACCGAGTCGGCTTTGGCAAACGTTAAACCATCAAAGTTATAAGACGCAACTCTGGTGTCGGTAAGACCGGTTGCAAAACGCATGAGGTGTCCAGAGGTAACACCAGCGGTTCCTCCGGTGAGAGTCATACTAATTAAAGGAACACCTGTAAAATTCTTAGTGAAGTCATAGTTTAAGAAGCCATTAACCGTGACATCATCAAAAGTCATGCCTTTTGAGACACTACCACTAAGTTCAACAAAAATATCACCAGAGGATATTCCAGTAGATGGATTACCAACGTTATCTGTTGTTGCACCAACAATGACATTAATACCGTCACCGGAAATACCATCGTAAACCTTGAGACGATTTAATTTAGCAATGATCTCCGTGTTTGTTTTTGATGCCCAATCAAAAAACGAAGTGTTGTTTGCTAAATCTGAAATTTGAAATTGATTATCTTCGACTCCCATTGTATCCTCTTATTAACTATATTTTCCGATAAGAAGGTTATTCATGTATCTAACTTCTTTATTTAGGTGATCTATGTAGAAAACTGGAGAGAAAGAAGGATCCTCATAAGTTCTACAGTGTATGGCATACGCATCTATCACAAGTGGGTTGGAACCACATGAACTTTTTACATTATCACAGAAAGGACTTTCACTTGGCTTGCGATCTGGATAATGTTTTATCCAACACTGATGTTTTTTCAATTGTGTGTCACATTCTATATTAACATTACTACCTTTTGGTGGAAGAGGAGAATTTGAAACACACTCCGTACACTCTTTGAAAGAATTTGTTGAGTTTGCACATTCTCTTGGATCATATGAAGCAACAAGAGAGGCAATATCACCAGAAACTCCATCTGTTCTGTTTTCATATGTTATGCCATCGAAAAAATACTGAACTCTTCCCGTTCCTTCATCATTCACCGTTAATCTTGAGTCAGAAAGAAGATCATCCTCATATCTTGTGGTTCTCGGATAAATTTCTCTATTTTTAACAACCAATCCAACATAGGTATAACCCTCCGCATATTTTGGAACGTTTGCGGTGTATTTTTCCGTGTCTCTTGTGTCTAAGTAAAGAAATTGTCTGTATCCCTCAACACCTTTTGTTGTCTCACTTGCCAATTTGGTGAAAAAGTAACCGGAGTTAAAAGATACATTAAACGAATTTTTTTCGTCTATCGTTGCACCTCTAGCAACTTGACTTTTAATTGAAAATGGCTCGTGTGTCTTGTGTCTCGCATCAGAGAATTTTGTGATTCTTTCATTCTCTGATAATTTTGGACTTACTGGAGTTGCCCCATCCCAAAAAGGCCCACCGTTATGAATTTTTTCGTTTGTGGTGCTTTTTGTTTGACGAAGAACGCCTGTTTTTAGTGTTTGAGTGTAACCCTGAGCATCAGTTTCATCTGCAAATCCCTGATAATACCCCCACCTAAAAACTGTTTCGGCGAGTAATGATCTTTGCTCATGATTTATTTCTTGAATTTCATTTAAATCCGATGAATACAATTCATTTTCATTGTGAAACCCTAAAAAGTTATAATTTGAGGGTGAACTTTTTCTATCATACTCCAAATGGGATCTTTTTGTATCCAAAGGACTTTTGATGTATCTTTCAGCATAATTATTTACCGTGAACGGAAAAGATGACCGATATTTTTCTTTTAGAGCGGGTCTTGGATAACTAAGTATACCCTGCTCTCTTTGGATGTGTATGGGATTTTTACTACTCATGTAACATCACCGATAATTAAGTTATTCATATAACGAATTTTACCAAGACTGTGATCAACATATAAAACGGGGGACATTTCAGTAAGAGGGACTTGTCCACCTGCACCAGATGTTGCAGCACCAGTAAATTCAAACTTTACTCTTCTTGCACCAACAGCGGCACGATTATAAAAACCGGCACCGTTATCAAAAAGAGTGTTGTCGCTTCCCTGAACACCAGACTCGCCGGGGGGTGCAACATAAGATTGAGTCATGAAAAGACCGACATAACTTATGCCACTTGTGAGTTTTGGAATGGTTGTTGTAAAGGCACTCTCACCCAAAGAGCCACCGACATAATTTAAATACATGAAATGTTTAAATCCGTTATCAACTTCAGTTCCTGTTCTAACACTAGAAAGATAGTATCCTTGTCCGAACTGGAATGTGATACTGCTTTCGTTTTGTGTGACTTGAACTAAATTTGGAATCTCACTTAGATCCGGAGTGGACACCCGTGGGACAACGTTCGCAGCGGGCTGGTCTTGTGGTCCATATGGTGCGATAGGTGTTGCACCATCCCAGCCGGGTCCACCGTATCTTAAAGAAGTTTCCTCGTCACCCGATCCATCATATGGTTTTCCGCAGTAAAATCCCCAAGCATTTACCATGTAAGCAAAAAGAGTGTTATCTTTCGCAGCGTTTTCTTGAATTTCATTTAATTCTGCGGCCTGAACTGCATACCCCGGTCGAAAGGCAATATACTTGTAGTTTTTTTCCTCAGCATCCTCGTTAAAAGAATGAATGGCCGTTCTGGATCTATATGGTGCAGGAGACAACGGTGTTGTTGGCTCTGTTTGCGAAACTTTAAACGGTAAAATTGATCTTGCCATCTGCTACCTCAATATGATCCAAGTGAATAAACGTATGTGAATGAAACTTCTTTTGGTTGTGTTCCAATTTCAAGACTTGTTGAGTTTGATGCGACAACCTCACCAGTGAATGGTTTAATTTCTGGAGTATTAACTTTAGAAATTGTGTATTGTGTCCCCACTGCACCAATACTTGCGAGAGAATCACCAGATTTAAAAACATCTGCGTTTGGTGCGATGACTTCAATAATTGCTTGAGCGGATGTGGCACCTTCTTTCGAGTTCACAACTTTCGCTGCGTTCAAAACACTTTTTGTGGTTGACGCTTTGGTTCGATCCGCAGTGGAAGTTTTTGTGGTATCAATAACATTTACACTCTTTGGGAATGTTGGGGATGTAGTGCCAAAGTCAAACGCAGGAGAACTACCCTTACTGGTTGTTATTTTTGTTACATTACTAATTACTTTGGGCTCATTTGTGTTTGCCTCTGATCCCGTCTTAAACAAAGCAGTTGCTCCACTCGAAGTCGTTCCAATTGAAAGAACATCACGAATTAATCCATAACGATTAAACGCTGATTGATCTGAACCCGAAGTTGAGGCAATTTGATCCGTTCTTAACGTCACACTAATCATAAATTTAGTGGCATTTAAGACTCTAGCCGGATTTGCGGCAAGTCCACCATAGTAATCAAGGTTCACATTAAGTCTGCCCGTTAGTGCCTCTGGAACCTCTGACAAAGTGATGTCACGATAACCTATGCCGGGTGAAGTTAACTCAACTCCATCTATGACATACAGTTCAGATCCTGCGGAAAATCCAGCATTTTTTGTTGTTAAGTTAATGATGCCACCAGTGCCTGTGGAAGAGTTTACCTCAATTGTTGGTTTTGAGGAGAAAGTTTCGAGATTAGCGTCAGTTATACCCTCTAGGTTAACAGACACTGACTGAATTTGACCGTCATTGTCAATCGCATCCTTAAAAGTTAACGCTTGTAAGTAATCATTTGAGTTTGGACTAATTGTTTTGGCTTGATCCAACAAATACTCATAGCCTTTTTTCTGTACCAGAGTTGCCGGACACCCTCCTGTTCCAGTAGACGTTCCGCAAGTCGCACCCAAGTTAAAGGTGTAATTTCTGTTCATTTTTCTTGCGATACGATAGCAATTTGAGCATAAAGTGTCGTCGATGCAGAAATCGAACTCACCGGCACTAAAAACTTCACCTGTAACTTGATTTTTTTCACTTTCATCATAATAAAAGCAACAAGATCCTGTTTCACCTGAACTAAATCCACATCCTCGTCTAAAAACATCCTCAGAAATTGAAGCGGTTGATGAAAAACCGTTTCTATCACTGATGTCAACAACCGGCATGTAGTTTCTTGTTTTAAACTTTGCTTGTGCCAAGTCTAACTTATACAAAAATTTCCATCGGTATCCATCATCTAAAATTGTGTTGTCGTTATCTCTTGTTGGTTTTATAGTAGAACTACTTTTACCAAAGTTATTACTTCTATTTTTCTCGTCTGCACCTAAACATAAGAACACCTCATCTGCATCAGTTAAGGCATAGTAGTTTCTCTCTGCTCCAGTCGCACCGGCAGATATCCCCGCCGAGTCATATGGGTAATATACCTGTCCCGCTGTCCAATCTACTCTGTTGACGACAAGAGAAACGTCACTTTCTCTAACTCTCTGAAGAAAATTTATGTCGGACCAAACTGTGTTGTCATCCTCAACAGTGTTTTTTTCTTCCGCACTCGCAGTTTCTCCCCCTAAAAAGAACAAAAGATTAGTGGAGTCTTGCTTAACAGTATCAAGTAAGATTCTAGATAATTCAATTCCAAATGATCGTGAAGAATTTGCCATTTTTACCTCTTTATATTAAGCACAAGGTGACTCGGATGGATCGTATGATGCGGAAAGCCCTGTGTTTGGACTGTCCTCCGCAGGAGACAGGAAGAAAAAACTACCAATATTTATATTACCAAACGCAGCACCCACAGGAATAAACTCAGACCAGTCGGGATGTGCGAATGTTGGCAACGGACTATCTCCATCCGCTAAGGTCATTCCACAACCGGCTGTGGATGCAGTCCCTGTTGTATCATTTAGTCTGTATGGGTTGTAGTTACCGATGATTGTAATTTCTCTTTGTCCAAATTCACCGTCAAAATCATCCGGTGGAATGTAATCATCATTCGTAACATCAAAAATAACCTTAATGCCTGCGGGGTGTGCGATGGTGTCATACTGTTGTTTATCAAATTCTAGTGGAGTTCCAGTGAGTGAATTTTCAATTTTTAGTAGGTACGAATAGTCTTGATACCACTCACTGTCCTGTAAAACTTTCTCTCCCAACTTATTTGATCTAGACAAAAGAATGTTGCCAGTTGATGGAGCAAACGGTGGTCTACCACCGTCTAATCTAAGAATTTCTGTTTTTGGTTCAGTTACGGTAACACGAAAGTTTTGATCGGGGTATAACTTTTCAAAGTACCACTGCAATGCTGCTTTGTTTGTTTTCTTAATGTAAAATTCAGTTCTTGCTTCCTTGACAAAATCAACAACAGATGATTGTTGTCCTATGCTTTTTTCAATTTCATTTTCTAAACCCTCGGCAAATTGAGATGCAATAAGAGTGACTATTTGTGCCCGAAGATCCGGATCAGAAATAAACTCACCGTCATCATCTTCACCATCAGAATCTGCATCGACAAAAGAAACTCTATCAATATCAATAAGTTTATAAATGTCATCGGTGTCTGTGTAGTAACCAGATCCAAAACCATTATCATTTTCTGGTGAAGATGTAAACAACCAATTGTAATATCTTTCAACAAACGATATAAAATCCGTGTAACCTAAAATAGTTAAGTATGCGGGGAGAACTGGAGATGCGTTAAAACTATTGTAAGCAACACCACTAACTCTATCGGTTGAAAAAAGTCGAGGTGACTCTGGACCATCTGGTAATGCTTTGGGTAAAAACTTTTTTACTGAATCGGAATAACTTGTATCATAAGCAGAAACGATATCATTATACCGATACTCCTTATTTTTTGTTATGCTTTTCAGTAAAGATCCATACATTAGATTGGCACCACGTTAACTTCTGATTGTAAAATATTGACAACCATATTTTGACCAGCGATGAATCGTGGACTTTTTGGTGTTGACACAAACCTAACCGTTGTAGCACCAACATTTGGGAATATTCGAATGAAACCTGTTTTGCGATTTATTTCACCAACACCACGGGGACTAACCACACTCACCAAGTTACCAACCTGTCTCAACAAACGCAGTGGTGAGAATCCGGCAGAGTCCTCCTCCGCCGGAGAGTCTGCAATATAAACATTTTCTTCGTCAAATTTAGGAGAGTAAAAGTCGGTACTATAAAAACCAAAGCCACCATCTAAAATTTCATTTCTAAAACTAAATTCTGTGTTTTCTGTGTTGCTCAAGAATACGTCTGTTGTTACTTGAACACCATAATCAACCAAACCAACAAGAACATCATCTCCAAGAGTTGTTTTTACAATATCCTCGAATCTCTGAGGATCAAATGAGTTTTGAAATTTCACCGTTCCATACTCAGCGTCAACTGCATCTCTTACTGCCGATGCCACTTGATCCCTTGTTCTTGTGGTGAGTGCGGAGTTATATGTTAAATTATATGCAAGTGAAAGATCATAATTTTGTGGACTTATAAACTCAGGTATGATTGACACTGGAGCAAGATCACGAAGAGTATTTGTTATCAACTTTTTGTTTTGATCTATGGTGCTTGCACCTTCACCTTCGATATATGAAACAAAAACTCTACCATAATAAGGGGGATCCAACTCCTCACCACCGAATACGGTAAGTGCTTCATTTGGATCTGTTATATCTGATGGGAAAAGATCCTTAACTGCGGCTTTGTAATCATTTTTAGTAACCGCTCTGCCCTGTGCAGCGAACCATTTTGGTGCGAAGAATTTTACCAGTTCGATGTTTGGCTCAGACGCTCCACCGAAACTTGCAACCTTCAAACTGGTAGATCCAGTGCCGTCACTGTAAACAAAATTTCTTGTGTTGTTTGCGTTTTCTCCCGATGGAACCAAGTAAGATATTCTGACAATATCTGTTGCTGTAATTTTTCTACCAACATTGTCGGTTTCGAGACTCGGGTTTTTTGATGAAAACACTTCATTACCACGAGCAGAGAAAATAATTTTTACTCCACCGTTAACTCGTTCTATCCAATAAATTCTACTGTCTTTTGTAATTCCATAATTCACGTTGTTCGACAAGGTGTATTCTGTAAACGTGGATCCGGCATCCTCACTAACTTCAATTGATATGGAATTTATGTCTATTGTTTTGTCTTTAATTGTGACAGATTGATTTCTTAGATTAATATCGTTTGATATGTCTCGATATAATACCAATCGTTGAGATTCAAACAAAACGACTTCATCAATATTTCCTGTGCTATCAGGATCATATGAAACAAGATTGTAATAAATAAAGTTTTCACCCTCTGGTGTTGTCCCTGTAAATTTTGAATATTTTGGAATGGTGTCAGACACTCCGCTCATAGAAACGGACGCTCTTGCAGATGAACCATATGGAACCACAAATCCCAATGGTTTTGTGATGGATATGAGAGACTCTAAACGTTGTGCAGAATCAAGATACAATTCATTTGCGATCATATTTGAATAGAACGCATAATACAAAGTGTTGTATGTTAAAGCATCAACAAGAACTTGAAGTGCAGAAGAGGAAAAGTCATAATCTTTCAGAGGATTGTTTGGATCCCCATCCTCTGCACCCCGCTGTAAAAAGGTTATTATGCTTTGTTTAATGTCATCATATTCAAGATTACCAATTTGTATTTGATTTGATCTCAACGTAAGAACACTGCTAGTGTCCGCTGTTGTTTCACCAGTCGTGGAATTTGCTAAAGTTGATACGGTTGAATATACTGACATTACCTCGCCCTTATAAGTTGTACGGTTACTGTTCTTGCTCTTCCTTCACCTTCAGGTTCACCGACCATGGAATATTCAATATCTAAAAATATGTTATTGGAGTCTATTTTTGTTGAATCTATATCAACACCAAGAAAGTCGATTCTTGGTTCATACTCTTGAATCGCATAACGCATTATGTCATTTAAGTTTGCCGAAGTTAGTGGACTATTTAAGTTTTCAAAAAGCATGTCCACTATGTTTGTTCCAAAATTAGGAATAAAAGGTTTTTCTCCCGGTCTTGTTAATAACAAATTTTGTAAAGCCTGTAAAACAGCGTTTTCGTCTCTTTTAAGAGCGATTTCGTATCCTAATGTGTCATTTATTCTATCTCCATCTGTGTCAGATGGTGCCTCACCAATTTTGGTGAAAGCCAGATCAAAATCCACAAATCTGTTTACTTTCTTTACTGATTGTGCCAAAAAAGACTCCTTTTATTCTATGTATCATTGACCGGGAGGAAGAATTGGATCTGGTCTCTTCGTATCGTTTAAATCGTTTGGAACACTATCTCTTCGACAAGTTACTTGCATCACATGATTTTGTGAAGTTATAATGTGCGATGCTCCGGTCACCATCCATCTTCCTGCTTGTCGTTTGTCGGGAAAAACACTACCTTCGCCCGGATCAATATCAACGGTAATCACCTCTCCGGGCTTAAGTGAGAAGTCGCCCGGCAAAACTCCGTTTGCTTTTTGATATCCAAACTGAATCATTTGTGCCTCTCTTCTCAGAGGTGTTTCAATTGGTGTGTCCCAGAAGGTAGCGTAAGTTCTACTATGCTCTAAGTAATTAAGATACTCAGATCCTTGCTCCGGACAATTGCAACTATTTGGTGCAGTCGGATTCGAGAACAAACAACCCAAATATTCCTCACCGAGATTTTCTCGAATTAAATCACACTCGTTAATTTCAACCTCAAGTTCTTTTAGTTCTTGACAAGTTGGCTCTGTGAAATCTGCGGTTACTCCATCTGGTCCTTGTGCTGTCGCACCCTTTAATCTGTCTGGTCTTAAGTATTGTGCAGGACAATTGATATAAGGATCGTACTCCTCCAGTTCCTCTGGATCAGTCGGTCGTCGTGGAGCAAGGACAGGTCCATCGGGATTCGCACACTCATAATTGTTACAAATGTTATCTTGTTTAGCGTACACCACAAAAGTGCCACTAAAGTTACGAACGAGTTCATGGTAGTAGTCCGTTCTTTCCAGTCCATCATCAAAAAGGAAAGTTGGTGACATCACACCATATTCACTTTCTCCACTGACATCATATCTCCATATCTCATCATCAGAGTCACCCCTGAGTTCAGTGTTCCAAAGTTTCCACTCATAAGTTTCCCATGTTGGACCGAGGTATTGATCGGGTGAGAGTGTAAGAGACGATGTAATGTAATCACCAATGCTATCTTCGCTTTGATCGGGAGTTAATTCAGGAAAATCAGCGCCGGGTGGCACTCGTATTCCACTGTAATAGTAATCCCACCAGTAAACATAATTTGGATCTCTTGAGGCAAAATATTCCTCAGTGTTGCCTGATCGAAGGAGACTCTTTTCAAAATCATCGTACATGACAGCGGCAATCGGTGGTGTATTAAATTTACTAATATTAAACCAGTCGTCCTCTGGTGCTTGCCAAGAGTTGGGTAATCTGCCAAAGGTTCTGTGATTCATGCCAACGTTATTAGCGGATGGGACTCGATACCATGTGGTTAAGTAATCATTATACGCATGATTTTTTAAATACTCTGATGGGAAAAATGAGGATCTGACTGTTCCAAACGGGGATCTTTCTCCTCGATAATTTCTTGTGTTGGTATCAGTTCGTGTTGCGGCAATATCAAAGCCATATGGATCAACTCCAATAACACTGATGTTAAAGGATGAAGAGTGTCGTCCAAATGGACCGGGTGTCACCTGAACAAGATATGGAAGATAATACTCAATACCCGCATCACGAATATAACCATAGGGAAACTCTTCTAATGTTTCTAATCCAATTGGCTCATTAAATTCAATACGAATGTAGTGTTGATTTTCTTGCATAAATCGAACTGGAGATTGATAATCAATAAAGACTTCATTTAAGTCAGTCTCTGCTGGAACATACCAGTTCATAGCGTTTGAATACAACTCTATTAAATTGTTTGGATCACCACAATCATACACTTCACAATAATCAAATATGCCCGGATCAAATTGATATAGAAATCCACCGTAGCGAGTTCGATTATAGTAACTTCCCAAGGCATTGTAGCCGACTAAATTATGTTGTATTTGTCCATCCGGATAGTGAACAATTCTTTCATAACCAGTTCCTTCACCGACAATTTCTTTGGTGCTTGGAGCAATCGTTGTCTGATTTACAACAAACGTTCCTAAAGACTGCCACCAATACCAACCATATCCCCACCAAGGTCCACCATAGTATCCACCATAGTATCTAAAACCATTGTAACCATAGTAAAAACCGTTGCCGGAATAATTATTTGAATAATAGAATAGAGACTGTTTATCCACAACATAACGAGTTGAAGTAACAGGCACATTTCCCACATCACCTATTTGAGTAGGACCGGGGTATGCTCTCTGAGTGGTTATATTTCTCTCGTGGTGTCCCTCAGTTAGAACAACACTATTATCAGAAATAAAACCATCGTTAACACCATCAATTGGAGTGTATTGTATTTCACCTGTTCCAAATTCACCGATGGTTGTATTTACGGACTGATCATAATATGGATGTAGTCCTAGTCCGAGATAAGTCATACCCTCATCATCTTCAACTCGGCCGCCAAATTCACCATAATCAACCAGATATTCGTAAGCGTCCTCTATGTCATCAACAAGTGATCTGTTAACAGCAAACACCTCATATCGAGATCCTCTAATTTTCTTTCTTTTTATACTCTTAACATTTTGGAAAGTGAGGGGCAAATTTCCCGGTATTTCAAGGTATTCTTCTTTTGCTTTCTTAAAAACTTTTCTCTTGATCCAAGAGTCATATGCTGACAAGAAAGTTTCTTTGTATTGAACCAACAAGTCTCTCAAGTTACCATAGTAATTTAAAATATACGATCCTCTTGATAAAATACAAGTCGGTCTTGTTGTATCTACTATGACAGAAATATTATAGGAACACTCTGGGCCGTAATCGCCGGGAGGTGCTGGTCCGTTACATTCATTTTTAAAGTAATAGCAACCTTCACAGGGCCATTGTGTATAACCACCATAACCTAATGGTCCCCTGTAGTTTTGCACCCCACTAGAATATCCACCGTACCCATAACCATAGTAATAGTAATAATACGCACTACCAATAACTGGGGACCACCAAGTGCTGTAGCCGGGATAATATCCTAAAGGAGCAGAGTATGTTGTTCTATCCGGTTGAGTCTCTGGACCTGTCCAGTGATCAAAGAATGGTGGTGATGGGTTTGAGGAGCAAAAGTTAATTGCCTCGGATGTTTTGTTAATCGCTTGCTCTGTAGCGTAAATTTGAGCGTCAATTTGAAAAAGAACAGCCTCAATATTATCTGGTCTTCTCAACTTAAGAAATTCTTCAAGACTCGCTTGCAAGTCTGGGTCATTTTCAAAATCATAAGCGGGGTAGAGACCGTTTTCGTTTGCACTTTCTTCTTCAGGATCATAGTTAACAACGTCAGAAAAAGATCCAGCAGAAACTATTTGATACCCAGTCTCCTCAAGACATGGACCTGTTGAGCCATCATTATATCCGACGAGACAACAAACAGAGCAACGATAGGCTGCCCATTTTTCTTTTAAGTCACGCTTTCTCGCAAGTTCATCTCGTTTTTCTTTTAGAGTTTTTCTAATCTTTACAATTTCTTTCAGCAACTCTCCGGACAATTCAGTTTGATCGAACATTGATTGCCACATTACATCTTCGTTATATGCAGCGGTGTTGCCAAGATGATTTTTATCACTCCGATATACTTCTGTCAGTGAATTTTGAGTGTGTCGAAGTCTTGTAACGGGATCATTATAGTATGACTCATCAAAGTATCCGTGTAAATTATCATAACGTCTGACGGGTATATCAGGCTCAAACTCAAACGTATCATCAACCAAAGAATAATCTTCGACGTGTCTAATTTTTTCAAATTCATCTTTGTAAGAGTATTGAACTTTACGATTTTTATGACTTCCATAAAAGGAGGTAAAATCTAAATATGGGTTTTCATAATCTGGATCAACACGAAGATACTCTGAAATGTAAGCACCAGAGTCCATGAACTTCAGGGGTGAAAACTCTTCTGAGACCTGAAAAGTTACGAAGGTGGTTGGGTCTTGTCTGCCAGTTAATGCGTCCACTTGATATATTCTTCCAGCACGCTCTGGTCCAAGTTCATTCACATCCTCTTCGAGTGTGACTTCATTGTTTGTATCTAAAATGCCTTCAATTGATCTAAAATTCCAACGATCCAAGTCTTGCCAGAATAGGAAGTTTACTGCATTTGGATTTGTGTCAGAAATAGAATTTTCTGCAAGGTAATTCATCAACTTAATAACAGGGACTTGCTGAACTGGTTTTCTGAATGGATAAAAGTTCGTATTTTTCTTCAACCAAACTGAATTTCCAGTGGGTTCAATAAACATATCCTCTTGATTTGAGTTTACCACTTCGCCTGATTGATCACCTGCGCCGGGATTAAAAAATCTATCAGCAAGCGAATTAACCAATCCTTGGTTTTCTCCAGTGACTCCTCCCGTTGCTATTTTTTTAACTATATCATCACCATCTTCAAATATGACTGGCTCAGTGTAATTAAAATATAAATTTTCGTATCCAGTAAATTCTATAGACCAAAAAGTAGGCTTTGTTGAATTTTGTATTCTAGGATCCGCTTGATCATTTGATGGTATAACCTTTGAAATATAAAATCTAAAGGTTTTTATATTTTGATCAACGTCAATGGAGTTACTTCTTAAAACAACCTCTAAAATCTCACCACCGATTAACGGAAGATTTTGTCCCATATTACCAGAGTCTTTAAATAATAAAGTACCATGCACACCGGCAGAAAACATATCTTCGTTTATGGTCATTGACTGAAATATCGAAGTTGCATTTTCTGGATCTATTAAATCAATAGAGTTACCGTTTTTACTTACTATAGTCGCTTTTAGTAAAGTTAGTCCCTCAAAAGACGCTGTTGTTTCACTCATAATTAATATCCTCTGGTGCTTCCACCACGACCAGATTGCCTGCTGGACTGTCCAGTTCTCAATAATTTTTCGAGTTCTGTTTCTGCGAATGAAACAAAACTCTTTCTAAGAAGTTTAATTTGTTTTCCGCCGACGAGAAAATTACTTTCAATCTGTGACTCATATGTTTCAATAGTCACACCACCCGCTTTTAAATTTTCATCACCACCATTATGGTATTGTTTAATAACTGTCGGTCTACCACTTTTCTTTCCATTTACAGAATATGCCAAACTGGTTTTGGTTAAACTTGTTCCTTTAAATGACGCAGAGGGATTTACAACCACATCATTGTTTTTGAAAAACAAAACTGATTTTTTGAGTTCGTCGATTCGTTTTGGAACAAGGTACTCTTCAGTTTCAAATCCAGCCGTCAAGGTTTGATATTTGCTTTCACCTAAGTCTCTAAAGACATAGAAAGAATCGGTGATGCTTGTCCCTGTTGTGAGTGCGGAGAAGTTGTGTGTTCTACACTCAATTTTATTCATCGTCGGGAGGTACTTGTCCACCACACCAAACTCTTGACCAACACCACCACCAGAAGCACCAGAAAATCCAGAGTCAAGTTTTACAATGTAATCACCCGGCTTTATGTCCATTTCCTCATCAAAGTAAAACGCAAAGCCAGAATAAAGAGATTCAATTCTACTTTGTGCTTCCTCGGATGAAAATCCCCACTCCGTGTTGATGTCAATGATATCATTGGAAAGTAAAACTAACCAATAGTAATCTACACTCCCATAATATTTTTCTGCTATTGACTCTGGACGATCACCATCTTGTAATGTGTAATATTCAAAAGCCTCTGGTGTATCTAACGTTTGTTTTGACAATTTAACACTTCTAAAAATATCTGCCATTCGAATGGTTCGATTATTAGAAAATTGATATCTAAATTTAGGAAAATTTTTGAAATACATTTAAATTATCCATCTCCAAGAATACTTGATCCCTGACCAAACTGTGCGGATAGTTGTGCCCCGGATCTACTTGTTATTAGTCCAGATGCCAGTCTGACAAGAGGCTCTATTTCAACAAAAGTTAACGTCATTGTTGTCACAATAGGAAGAAATCCACCCCCAACTCCAATGGGATGAACACCTCCCGCCCCTGTTCTGTCGATATCGACACTTGTTAAAACAGAGGCTTGTGCGTCGTCGTTCCAAACTTGATTTTCTCTAAAAGTCATTTGCTTAAAACTTTTTTTCCCACCCTCTTCCACATATTTGTACCCGTCCCAAGACCATAACGGTGGTTGTATGACTCTAGTTGGAAGTGATGTTTGTTGTGGTAAAGAAAATATTTTAAACTGTTGACAAATATCAGCGATGAGAGATGCCTCATCTGCGTCCTTTGCGATCATTGTGTATTTAAAGGTAAATGTGCGACCAAGAGCAGATTCAAAAGTTGCATCTAAAAGGTCTTGAGTCACTAAACCTCTTTCCGCAGCGAATGGAGTAATCTCCCCTCCGGCCCCAAGCAACAGAGTCCCGAAAAAATTCAGAATCCGTTCACCAAGACCAACTTCCGCACCCTCACCAAACTGTGCGGCAGCGAATTCACCAAGTGGAGTCTGGGTGGTGTCTTCGGCAGTGTAAGAAATGTTTGTTTTGGATGCTAAATTTACCGGCATTGGTAAATAAATTTTTGTGTGTGGTTGATCTCTTCCGGGAACTTGATTAAACGTTCTTCCATCCTGATAAGTATAAGTTTTTGCTCTTAATTTTCTTCTGTTCGTATATGGTCTCGCATTAAAACCAAACCACAATTTCACATCATCGAACGCTCTGGATTGTTCGTTTGGAAATGCTATTGGCTTTTTAAAGTTAGGGCCATATTCGGGCATAAGTTACTCCTAAATATTTCTATGGCATATAAAACAAGATATAAACCAGTAAATGAGTCTAAGTATGTAGGTGATCCAACAAACGTTATTTGTAGATCGTTGTGGGAAAGAAAAGTCTGCAAATACATGGATACAAACGAAAATATATTAAGGTGGGGAAGTGAGGAACTCGCAATCCCATACGTTTCTCCTCTTGACAATAAAGTTCATCGGTATTTTCCGGATTTCATAGCCGAAATTAAAACAGAGACGGGTGAAGTTAAGACGAAGGTAATTGAGGTTAAGCCTTACAAGCAAACTCAAGAACCAGAGCGAGGAAAAAAACGAAAAGCCACATTTATCAATGAGTGTGCTACATATAGTGTAAATCAAGCAAAATGGAAAGCAGCAAAAACATTTTGCGAGAAGCGGGGATGGAAATTTACGGTACTAACTGAGAAAGAGTTGTTCTAATGCCACAAAGAAAACCAATTATCCCATCAACATCAGATGATCTGAGAGCGATTCTTGCATCAAAACAGGGATTGCAACGAACAACACGTTATGAAGTGTTCATCAGAAGTCCAAATGGTGTTTTACAGTGGCCTGCGTTGTCCGTCAGTTTGCCGGGAAGAAGCCTTGACGCTGTTCCCGATGATTTGCTGTCTCAAGGAGACAACAGAAGAACTATTCCAATCAAAAGAGGATACGGCGGTGAACCAAGTGTTCTTTTAGGATTTTACATTGATTCAAATTGGGACATCAGAACGTTTTTTGAGGATTGGGCAGATAGATTCAACCCTCTGGGATACAATGATATTAACGATGTTCAAGCAAACACGTTGAACACAGGTAGTTATGAAAATTTGGTTGAAAACTCAGCAGTGGTCATCCGATTTTTTAACCTACAAGATGAAATTCAGTGGGAAATGTCCTTAATTGAACCATATATTTCCACGATTATACAAGAAACGTACAATGAAGAGCGATTGAATGAATTAGCGACTCTTACCGTTGCTATTGCATTTAAAGAATACACCACAATTCAATATTAATATGGAGAAATTATGAATTTATTAGAGAAAATACAACAATCTGTACCAAAACACCAAACCAAAATACCATCGTCTGGAAAAATCACTTTTTTTCGACCATTTTTGATGCGAGAACAAAAAGTTTTACTTATAGCACAACAAGCAAATAAACATGCTGAATCGCTCAAGGCAGTTGCCACTGTTGTTGAGGCTTGTGTCGAGGATGTCGATAATGGATTAAACTTGTCCATGTGTGATCTGGAGTATCTTTTTGCTCAAATCAGAGCAAAATCTGTCTCAGAAAAAGCGGAGCCAATATTTACCTGTCCACACACAGGGGAAACAATTAAAACCGGAGTAAACTTGACGGAAATTAAAATTTCCAACCAAGAAGTCAAATCGGAGATTAAAGTGACTGACAAATTAAAAATAGTCATGAAATCACCCACGGTGAGAGATCACATATTAGCAGAGGGTGAGGACTGGTTTGATAAACTGATTTGTAATTGTATGTCTAAAATTATATTCGAGGATGAGTCCTTTGACGGATCCTCTATCTCAGACGAAGATAAAATGGAAATTATCAACACAATGACTCAACATCAGTACGATTTGTGTTCTAAATTTATAGAAAACCAACCACACATTTACACAGACGTTAAATATAGAACTAAGGACGGAGAAATTAGAGAGATTACTTTCAAGGGACTAAAGGATTTTTTCAGTTAGCCCTTTGTCATGAGTCATTAAAATCTGTTGTGCAAACTAACTTTGATTTGTTTATTCACTTTAAAATGGGTTTGCAGGACTTGGATGGGATGATTCCGTGGGAAAGGGATGTTTACATAGAGTTAATTAAACAGCACGTTGAAGAGGAAAACAAAAAGATAAGGGAACAGCAGATTGCAGGACGATAAAGATTTCAACAAAGATGGCACGGTTTCAAGTGCCGAAGTTAAGTTTGATAACTTGCTTCGGGATGTTTTTGTTGATACTGATGGTAACTATGATAAAGAGATGGCAGATCAGGCTGTTGCAGAACTTAGACAAATAGCACAAAATCCAATACTTAATACCGCTCAGGCTGCGGAAGCCTTCGTTGAAAATTATGGATTAGAAGAAAGTGACATAAGACCTGTTTCAAATGTTTTTAGTGAACTCCGAAAGAGTCACACAGACAGTCTTAGTCCAACGGAAATGGCATCGTTTCAGTCAGAATTTGAAGCGAATCAAAAAAGTATAAAAGATGCTGAAAGAATGCTTGAGAGTGCGATCCTTGAATCGGATATGCAAGCAGATTTGACCTTTGAAGAAAATATGAGATCCGCTATGGGTGTTACCTATGATGCCACTAAGCCCATGCGAGATCATATGGCTGGTGTTAAAAAATCTAGAGGAAGAAGCGGTAGACTTGCTTCGAGATCGGAACGGACAAGGAGCCCATCGTTCTATGGCTATCAAACTCAAGGTGGATCTAGAATTCCAAAACCAGAAAAACCCGAAACAGAAAGAAAAAAAACAGGTTCTTCAAAATCAAAAAAATCTAAAAAATCCTCAAGTGAATCAGATTCAACTGCAACACGAGTAATAGATTACGCAGGAATGATTCTTAATGTGAGAACTCCTGCAACAAAAGGCCCACACTCTGAATCATACTATAGTGATAACGGAGTGGCAGCGAGATTTTATGGTCGAGGAGTTTTTGTAGACAGAAACCGTGATGGAAAAATTACCGAAAAAGAACGAGCAGAGGCAAGAGCAATCGCAAATTCTGGGGCACTTGATCCCATCACATTTGAACATGATAAAAAAGAGATGTTAGATAGAAGTCTTAAAAGACAACAAACACTTAAATTAGATCCCAAGACTTACAACATAGGTGGTATTTTAGTGGACGCAAACGGTGATGGTATTATCTCTCTTATCGAAGAAGAGGAAGCGAAAAAGCAAGCACTACAAAATAATATCGCTAATGTAATTGCATCCAGAGAACAAGATAAGGCAGAAAGATCTCTTTACGGTGGAATGACACGAGAAGATGCGGTCAGACGCTTTGGTGAAGACTTAGTTTTAGAAAGAGAGCAGGCAGCGTTAGAAGGACCTTTGGGTGATTATTATGCTCCCACTATTAAAGCAGCAACAGAAGGTGGGATTGACCCGGAAACAAAAGAAACAATTCCAAGAGATCGCAGTGCCAGTTTTGGTGGATCTGCTTATGACATTCCACGGGGAACAAATACTCCCAGCGAATCCCCAAGTCAAATTAGTTCACCAACAGCAACAATGACTCTCGAATCAGCGATACAAAATGCACCAGAGGGTGGGGGAAGAGTCCCCGGTGGAATTGATGTTGCTCCACGATCACCACAATTTGCTCCAGCCGGAGCAACTGACATACCCAGACGAATGCCAGCAGGTAATCAATTAGCAGCATTGGGTGGAGGTGCTGGTGGTGGTGGATTCGGTGTCAAAAGAGGACAATCACCCGCAAGTGTTTCCTCTGGAGAATTTAGATCAATGAAAAGAGAAATGCAAACTTTACCTAATTGGAGAACAGTGGTTGGATAAAAAAAGCCTCGCCGAAGCGAGGCTTTTTTCTTTAACTGAGTTTAACTCAGTCGTCGTCACCCAAACGCTGGAAGTATGACAGAGCGTCAGTTTCCTCACCCTCTACCTCTCCATTGTCTGAAGATACTGTCTCCTCCACAACAACATCCTCCGCAGTCTTTTGACTCACAAAATCAGATTCCGTTGCACGAATGTCTTCACCGACCACATCCTGCAACTTCTTCTTCAATTCATCATAAGTCTTGAACTGATCTGGAGCAACGAACGCTTGAAGAGAGTGCTGTGTTTTCCACAACTCTTCAAGTTTGGCATCATCACCACCGAGCAACTCGGAAGGTGACTCAAACTCAGACTTGTCATAGTTGATGTAACCACCAACCTTACGAACCTTCAACTTGAAGTTCGCACCAGCCCAGTAATCAAATGGGTTGATAGGATCTTCGTCATCAAACTCAGGCTGCATTGCTTCCTGAATCTTGTTGAAGATTTTCACACCATACTTGTAGAGGAACACTTTGCCCTCGTTCTCAGGTGCGCCAGGATCCTTTAGAACAAGGATGTTTGAGATGTAAGACAACTTACGCTTACGATCCCTAGCGATGTCCTTGTCGGATTCAAGACCGCTGTTCCAGAGTTCTGAGTTCATCTCTGAAACTGGATCCTTTTCACCAATCGTGGTGCGAGAGTTTTCGATATACCAGCGACCACCAACCTTGAACGCATGGGTGTAAAGTTTAGCCCAAGGCATATCTTCATTTTCCGGTGCCGGGAGGAACCGAAAAACAGCCATGCCGTTGCTTGCTTTGTCAAGTGTTGGTTTCCAGAAGCGATCATCCTGATAAGAATTTTTCTTTTCAGCACTCTCTAATTTCTTTGTCAGTTCGCTGATGCTACCGACAGACTTTCTTTTCATGTCTTTAAAACTCATAAACTTTCCTTTCCCAAGGATCTCCCTTGGCCTGTTACTTTGTGGGAACTCCCCACTTCAAAATAATGATGTTTGTCCTTTGGGGACATTAATGTTATAGTTTAGCGTTGCTGCTTCGATTTGCAACTTTTCTTTTATTGGTTTTGAAACTAATTTACCTGCAACCTCCGGAGACAGGTTCATCTCTTCGGATATACATATAACAGCGTCTAAGTAAGTCCCTCCATTCTGGAGAACATACTTTTCTACACGCTTTGAGAATTTTTCTTGTTCGTTTTCGATAAATATCATTTGAATGATTATAGCCCTTCTTTGAGAAAAGTCAATACCTTCTATTTATTGGAGTTTTAAATGCCAGACACCGGATCAAACATAACCATCGACATTAGCGGAAACACCGCTGAGATGGCAACAGATTTTGCCTCTAGTGGTGTAAATGTCACCGGGGCACACGTTCCAATCCAAAAACTCGCTTTTGGAGACTCTACTGTATCAAAAAGAGTAAGCAGTAGCAACCCCTTACCCATAACAATTCAAAGTTATCAATCTAATGTTGGTATCTCTGGTGATGTTGGTATTTCAGGAAACGCTATTGTATTCAACGCTTTTGAAACAGATCCTACTGGTGTTACGAATAACTGGTTGAAAGTCGCTGGATCTGTCACAGGTGGTGACATTGGAATCACTGGTACAATTCAAGGCATCGCTGGTGGTTATCCAATTGGTGTGACAGGAACCGTCGCTATCGACGAACAAACAGGTATTCCTGTCCACGGTATCAGCGGTCAGGACGGCTTTACAGGAACCGCTGCTCCGATCCTTGCAACAGGTGGTAGACACCTCACAGCCGCAACAGACACCGTTACCGTGACGGGTACGGTTAATGCAACGGGTGGTAGAAATATCCTCGCTGCGACTGATAGCATCAAAGTCTTTGGTTCTGACGCTTCTCAATATATCCCTGCCATTTTATATCGAAGTTCATCTGGAGCAACCGCTGGATTCTCTGGTGACGCTCTGAAAGTTTCTATTGTTGACGCAAGCATCGCAATCACAGCAAGCGTTCAAACAACTCACGGTGTCACAAACGACAGTGTGGATAACGCTCTGAGAATTCAGGGACTCACTGGTGCAGAACCCGTCTTAATTAAGGGTGAAAACGGTGGTGCCGTTCCGATTACGACATCTAGTGCCATTACAGTAACGCAAAGTGGAACCGTAACAATTGACGATACAAACATCACGACATCACTGGAATCATCGTCTAAACCAATCGTTTCCAATCTTACCTCGATCAAGAGTAACACCAACTCCATTCCGGGGATTAGAACTGATCTTGCCTCCGGCAACGTTCAAGTTAAAGTTCTCGAATCAGTGCAACCATCCTCCTTGTCAGCAGGAAGTAGATCGGTAAACACCACAGCATCTCAACTTGTCACGAATGTTGAAGTGAAGAGTGGAGTTTCGATTAAGTCTAGTGTTGATAACACAGACACGATCTTAGTCGGAAGTTACACGTTAACACAAGGTGATAGAAACGGATATCCATTGGAGCCGGGTGAGTCGTGTTTCTTAAACGTCAACAACGTTGGATTGGTTTATTGTAAGTCGGTTCGGGGATCACAAACGGTTCACTACTTAGGATCGTAACATGAATAATAATCGACGTTACAATCGAAAGAGGATGGGCCAAAAACTGGACCATCAATCAACTCAGTCTTTTTTAGCGTTACAATTCACTGACAGTTTAGATGACTTATACACAAGTGAATATGTGGAATCGAATCCATCGGTTATTATTTCTGGAACGGATTTTATTTTTGATTACTCGTCAAAAACAAACAAAGACAAGTATCAAGATGTTGTAACTCTACTTAAATTAAAAAAATCTGGCATAACGTTTGATATATCAAATGCAGAGTATTATAATCCAGAGAATAATATCTCCGCTGATTTTTCTGGAACTTACACACTGTCAAGATTTCTCGGTGATGACAAAATTATTTTGTCAAATGTAAGTGGTGCAACGTGGGACTCTAAGCAAAAACTATACAAAGATAATTATTTTAAAAGCAATGTCTTAATGGGATTAACGCTCCCCACTGGAGCAACAGGACATTATAGAGTAACGAATCAGTTGGGTTACACCTCAAGTGAATCCTTTTCAAAAATGGGTGCCGTTGCGGGTGATTTCTTAAAGATCGTCGCAGCCACTGGAGGAATAAAAGAAAATAAACTATATGAGATTCTAGAATTTGATATTGATTATCAAGGAAAAGAAATACTTACGGTTGATAGAGAAATTCCAGAAATAGACTTAACTGGCGAAACAGTTTCTATAACGTTGTTTAAGCCAGATCAAAATCCAATGGAAAAAACGTTAGATGGAGCGATGTGTTTTTATGCAAAAGAAACTCTGTTTAATCCAACAACATATCAGTATATTGAAAAAGGTTCACTTGTAGAGTGTCGAAACGGTAGAGAACAACAAGGCAGAATTGAATCTGTTGAAAATGGTTTTGATTTTATCTTTGCGGCAAAGATTGAAGATTTAAGTGAGGAGAAGTTTAATGCAACCGAGTGTGAAACGTGTCCTCCGTTCTATCAACAAAATCCAGAGACTGAAATTCAAAGAGAACAAACAAATAACTCTTTGAGAAACTTAACTGATGTTGTTAACGCATATGATGATCTTTTGTATCCTCAAGTCACAGACATTACCACAGAGGGTGCAAGAGAAGCCATTAGGCAAAGACTCCAAGACGTATCAAATTTTAGATTTAAAACACCACAAGAATACAAAAATGTTTCTGAGCAACTGATAAAAAAACAAGTTGAGTCATCACTTGGAACTAATGTTGCGTTAGAAACACCGATACAACAAGAATTCAGTGTTAGATTGCAAAATAATAAAGCAACAATAGATGGTAATTCGGCATCTGTTTTGAATTTAGTCAGAGGACAGACATATAAATTTTTATTGTCATTACCAGACGATGTAAATTTAGAGCAAGGTCCGTTTGCAGTTTATGGAACAGACTCCAACAGAGGATTACCAACAGGGTTTTATTATCCCATGTTTGTTACCCCACCACAGGGTATTTCAATTGATGAAACGCTAAGTGATCCAACAAAATATCATACTCATAAAATAGATGAGATTCCAAACGTTACTTTTTACATGCCGAACACATCCAGAAATCACGGTAGATCAACAAAAGGTGGCTACCCACAATATTTGGCAAGAACTCGTTTGGAAAATGACTCGGATAATGTCATAATTCCAACTCAACATAGATTATCATTTTCAAAAACACCAGATGGATCAAACGCTGGTGGTAGTCTAATTTACACTGGTGTTCAGCGTGTGAATCTTACAAACTCTAATTATGTTTTACTTACAGTGCCTAAAAACTTAAACGAATTTTATTACTTCCTCGAAGGGTTGCCGGGAAGTGGTGGAAAAATAAACGTTCTCGGGCAGGGAACATAATAGGGAGAAACAAATGTCACATGAAGGATCGGGTGGTGGATATCAAGCACTTCTTGACTTGTATCCAGAAATTAAATACAACTTGAGAACATCATCCTCACAGATATTTAACGGTGGTCTTGGTTGGACACCTAGAGGAGACCTAAGAAACCCGACCGCAAACATAAACGATGGAAGAAGAATAAGCGGACCGGCATCTCTTGCAAATCCTTATTTAGAGGTTGAATTGACCGTTCAATACGAAACCACTAATCAATATAATTATAATGCGTGGAAGTGTTTAACTGGGGCCACAAATGTCCCCCCCACAGGTAATCCGACTTTACCACCATCAACACCAAGTGGTGCTGATCTGGGAAATTACTTATATGGTGAAGTAAAACTCAGTGATGGTAGACCGTTTGATTTGGGTTATGTAAAAATGGAATTAGATGATCCAAGAGGTCTAGTGGAGTATGTGCCCGGAAAGCCTGCACGATGGAAAGTTCCGATTAAAGACACGGGTGCTTGGTCTTTTCGACAATTACCGGCTGGTTTTTTTAAACGTTATGTATACTTATTTCGATATAATATATCGTTTCCAGAGCCACCACCACCCACTGTTACCAAATGGGGACTAACTTTTACTTGTAATGGAATTGTTAAAAATTACCAAAACTCCCTTGTTGGTGGATGTCCCGGTTGGTCAAATGCCATGTGTGATATTAGTCAAACAAATTATCCCATTGTGTCTCGACCCGGAACTCCATGGCAAGGTTCAAATATAACTCACATGCACTACTTAAAAGAAGCATCCGCTCTACAAACTTTTGTCAGTGATTGCGAAGCATATGAAAGAAGAGAGTGGGCTTTAGGACCAAGTATTGTGTCTGCACGAAGTCGTGGAGGGTTTGGGCAATCGAGATCGGGTTCTCCATCAAGATCATCACCATCAACCAGAGGAACAGGGTATTAAAAAAGGGAGCCCGAAGGCTCCCTTTTTCCAAGGTGATTTTGAAATCACTCTGAGACTTCTGCAACCTCGACAGAAGTTTCTTCAAGAACGGCTTCAGCCTTTTCTTCTTTCTTCTTACCACAGGATGTGCAGCCCTTCTTTGCACCAGCGGGAGTTTGAACGTCCCTAAAGTTTGGTGCAGCGTTGTCACCGCCCATTGGGGGTGGATTCGCACCAGCGGGTGGCATGGGAAGGTTGATGGTGACATCAACACCACTGTCAAAAAGGTCTTGAACTTGTGATGCTTCGATCACTTGTCCGGGCAGAACATCAACGATGTTCGAGACGGAAAGAACAAAGAAGTCCTCCCGAGCGGGGGTTTTGTTGAGAAACGCTCTCTTAATAATTTCGTGTGCCATTGGCAATCTCCTTACAAAAAACGATTAAAACATGTTTTAAAACAGTAGAGTATGTATATGCTCTACAATACGCCGTCTTGGAATCGAACCAAGTTTGCACGATTATAAGTCGTCCTGAGAAATGCCAATTCCTCCCACGGCGCTTTCATATGCTCTCCAGTTTGCATACATTACACGATAAGTTGGGTTGTGTCTAGCCTCATCATATGCTTTTTTGAAGATTCTTGCAGACTCCGCTTTTTCACAAGTCCAGTGATCTGGTTCCTGTGGTTTCACGTTGCCTTTATTATCATACTTCTTTCCACTTCGATGGTTTGCGTATCGTCTTGCTCTTGTCCATCCCATCATGAGGAACTTGCGTGCCATATCAGCGCCAATAAACTCATCACGAACAAGATAGTCATGGAACATAGCACTAATTCGATTCGCCGATGCTTCTGCGATTTCGGGCGTGCGAAAACGCCAATATTTACAAATTTCCGATTTATATGGTTCAACTAATAATACTCCTTGTTCACCTCTACCAATACGATAGAGTTCGGGATTCTTCCGAAAGTTAATGTTGTCGTAATCTAAACTGTAATCAAA